GCGCAGAACCTGCTGACCAAGAACAATGGGCAGCTGGATTCGATCCGTGAGGCGCTGGAAGCGCAGCACAAGGCGGCGCAGACCGAGACCGAGCGGGCCAAGGCGGACCAGATCCGGGCGCAGACGGCGGGGCATCGAGCCGATACCGCGGCGACGCAGGTTGACTCCGCGGTGAAGGCGATCACGCCGATTCCACATTCCGATCCAGTGACGGGCGGGCCGGTTGAGCGGCCCGCGGCGCCGAAGCCAAGGAAGTCGTGAGAAAAGGGACTGCACCATGATTGTTGAGCTTACTGCAAGTAGCGGTGCAGGCAGTGGCATTGGCTTGCGCATGACCGCTGAGACAGCCGCGGATAGAGCCATCCTGACCATGCTTACGGACACACGCGTGCCCGGAGCAATTGTGGCGCTGGGATCGACCTATGACTGCGATGCACATGCAGTCACAGAGATCATCATCGGCAAGATGTTCACTTCCGCGGAACCGGAGAAGAAGCATCCCGAGGCGATCAGGCAGCCGAAGCGGGCGCCGAGGGCGGCATGACGGGACAACAGCCGCCGGTGGATGTCCTTTCGCTCGTTGGTATGCAGCGCGCGCTCGACCAGCTGAGCAAGCCCCAGCCGCCGATCACAAGGTTGATGCTTTTCGTTCCGCCATCTGCAGTCGAGCGATTCCAGAGGTTCTGGGGTCCGTGTGTGGATGTGCGTCCTTATGAGGATCTTGCATGGCTGACCTGACCAAGGCCGAGATGGCCTATTTCGACTCTGGCGGAGATACCGCCACGCTTGCGGATGATCCAGGCTTCCAGAAGGCGGCCGCGGCGGTCACTCCGGATGCGGGCGCCGCAGCCCCTGCCGCGGGCGCCGGTGCGCCGGACGCTGCCGCGGCAGCAACAGACCCGGCCGCAGCCTCTGCCTCCCCCGCGCCCACCGCTGGTGCGGGACAGGCCGCTCCGGCCGCGGCCGATGCACCCGATCCCGAGCTCGCCCCGGTTGGCCCCGACGGCCGCCCCAAGGATCCCGGCCGCTATGTCTCGCATGCCGCCATGCATGCCGAGCGCTCCCGGCGGCAGCAGGTCGAGCAGCAGCTGGAGCAGCTCCGGAGGGAGCGGGAACAGGATCGCCTCACGGCCGCGCAGGAGACCGCCCGCCTCGCCGAGCGCGTGGAGCTGCTCAACCAAGTCTTGCAGCCAGCCAAGCCGGCCGAGGCCAAGCCTCCGACGCCGGAAGAGGATGTGATCGCCTACATCAAGCACATCGGGCAGCGGGTGGAGGAGTTGCAAGGCCGCACGACCGAGGTGCAGCAGCAGACGACGCAGCAGCAGATCTTCGTGGAGACGCGGAACAACTTCGCGGCGGATGCCCGGAACTTCGCCCAGCAGACGCCCGACTTCGCCGGGGCATACCAGCACCTGATCACCTCCCGGGATCTCGAGCTGCAGCATTACGGCATCACCGATCCGCACGAGCGCGCGCGAATCATCAACCAGGATGAGTTCAAGATCGTGCGGACGGCGATCGAGTCTGGCGTGTCGCCGGCGCAGCGGGTCTACCAGATGGCCCGGGCGAGGGGATGGGCGGGGCAGCCGGCCGGCAACGGCGCGCAGCCCGCGGCGCATGCTGGCGGTGCGGGCAATGGAGCGCCTCCGGCTCCGCCGGTGGCCGCGGTGGCCCCTGCCAATGGTGCGGGGGCACACGGAAACGGCGCGGCCAACGGCAACGGGGCCGCCGCCAGCGTTGCGGCGGAAATGGCGCGGCTCCAGGCGGGGATGGATGCCGGCAAGACGCTCTCGGCCGGCGGGGGCCTGCCGGCGAATCGACTGCCCTCTCCGCAGGAGCTGGCCCGCATGAGTGAGCGGGAGTTCGAATCGCTGATGAGGTCCATCTCCCCGGAGGTGGCTGAACGTCTGATGTCCGGCTACGATGCTTGACATTTGTTTGCGGCAATGTTAGCCGCAGACTCCTTCGCCTGATCCCCGTCAAAGGATCTCCGGCCTGATCCCCCGCCATCAGGATCGTCGCGCCGAGGATCGCGCAAGAAAAATCCTCTTCGGGTCGCCCTCCGTCATCGGGGCTTCGGGATGATCCGCCGTCACAGGATCGAAACGCCGAGGGCCGCGCCCTCTTCGTCTGCTCAGAACGACATCTCAGCACCCGCGCGGCAAATGCCGCAAAACTGACGCGCCGCAAGGCGTATATCGCGAGGGTGCGCGATGGGTTACACCAATTTTGCCGTGAACGACGCGTTCGCGGTCAAGCTCTGGGCGAAGAAACTCGCCCTCGAAGCGCTGAAATTCACCGACATCGGCCCCCTGATCGGCAAACCCGACGATCCGTCCGCGATCATCCATCGCAAGGACGAGATGATGAAGGGCAAGGGCGATCAGGTCACGTTCGGCCTGCAGCTGCAGCTCTCCGGCGACGGTTTCACCGAGAACGAGCTCTCGGAAGGCAACGGCGAGAGCCTCACGATCTATTCCGATGCGATCGTGATCAACGAGCTCGGCCACGTCGTCGGCGTGAAGTCCGAGAACACGATCGACGACCAGCGCGTGCCGTTCAGCATGCGCGATCAGGCCAAGATCGGCCTGAAGGATTGGTGGGCGGCCCGTTTCTCCAAGTCCTTCTTCAACCAGGTCTGCGGCTACACCGCGGAGTCCCGTACCAAATACACGGGCCTGCAGGCGGCCGTTGCCCCGACCACGACCGCCGGCAGCCTCCGCCAGCTCTGGCAGTCCAGCCGCACCAAGGACGAGGATATTACCTCGGCCGATACGTTCTCCCTGACCCTGCTCGACAAGGCCAAGGAGATGGCGACGACGGCCACGCCGCTGGTGCGCCCGATCGATGTCAAGGGCGAAGGGGCGAAGGGCGTCGGCGACTATGAGAACGTGATGAAAGGCATGTATGTTGTTTACCTTCATCCGTATCAGGTCGAGGATCTTCGCACCTCGACGTCGCAGGGCCAGTGGCTCGACATCCAGAAGGCTGCGATGACCGGCGGCGAGATCACCAAGAACCCGATCTTCACCGGGGCCCTGGGGGTCTACAACAACATCATCCTGCGGCCGTCGAATGACGTGACCCAGGGTGTGAACTCGGTGAGCGGTGCGGCGATCACAACCGTGCGGCGTGCAGTGATGCTCGGCGCGCAGGCGGCAACGATGGGCTTCGGCGGCCGTGAGTACGGCGGCGTCGACAAGTTCCGATGGAACGAGGAGCTGTTCGATCACAAGCGGCGCCTCGAGGTCTCGGCCTGGTCGATCTTCGGCATCAAGAAGACCCGGTTCAACTCGGTCGACTACGGCTCGATCGTCATTTCCACCTATGCCGCAGCGCACACCTAAGAGGAGGGCTGGACCATGCCGACCAACACTGCTCCCGTCTCTCCTCCGGCCCGCCAGGATCCGAGGCAGGTCGCCAACACGCTGGTGCGGACGGTCAACTACAATGACCCGGATGTCACCGGCGCCACCTTCGCCAACTCGCTACCGCCGTCGGCGCGCATCATCACGACCCAGGTCGAGGTGGTCACGCCGTTCAACGCGGCAACCACGAACACGCTGGTCGTGGGGACCAACTCCACGAACTACAACAACATCGTGCCGATCACCGCGGTCAATCTGACGGCGACCGGCGTGACCAACGTCAACAGCGGCAACGGTGTCGGCCCGGCCGGCTCCAATGGCGCCTTCGTCAACGCGATCTATTCGCAGACCGGCACCTCGGCAACCGCCGGCAAGGCCGTCATCACCATCGTGTTCGAGGGAGGGAACCTGTCGTGAGCGGAACCACCCACGAATACATTGACGGCAATCTTTCCGTCGTCGGCAACCTGACGGTCACCGGCACACAAAGTCAGGCCGGCAACCTGCAGGTGAACGGCTCGACATCGACCAGCGCCGCCGGCGCGGTGACCCTCAACAACAAGGCGGGGATCATCACGACGGAGACCATCACGACCGCCGCGGGCGCGACCTACACGCTCACCATCTCCAACTCGGTGGCGACGGTTGGCGATCACGTCTACGTCTCGATCTTCAACAACACCAATACCGTCGGCATCCCGGTGGTCACCTCGGCCTCCTGTGGCGCCGGCACCGTGGTGGTGAAGGTCGCGAATGCGTCGATCACCACGGCCTTCAACGGCTCGCTGAAGGTGGACTATCTGGTGGTCAAGAACTGATCGGCGGCCGTTCGGCTAGCAAGGCGGGGCGCCATCGCGGCGTCCCGCACCCAATCCCCGGAGGATTTATGCCGCGTCATGTCGTGATTGCCGTTCCGGCCTATGCCCCCAATGGGCCCGGCGCCGTGCGGGATGTCATCTTCCGCACGCTGATGGAGATCGGCAAGCGGCCCGGCTGGGGCTGCACTAAGGCCGAGCTCGGCGGCAACTGCATGATTCCGCATGCACGCAACACGCTGGTGTCGGATTTCCTCAGTGGTGCGGAGAATACGGATCTCATCTTCTGGGATGACGACAACTGGTGCGAGCCCAACGATATCTTCGCGCTGCTCGATGCGCCGGCCGATATCGTTGGCGCCGCCGTGCGCTCGCGGCGAGAGCCGATGACCTGGAACGTGAGCTGGCTGCAGGATCAGGAGATCAAGCGCAACGCCGCGGGGCTGATCGAGGTCAAGCGCATAGGCACCGGCATTCTGCGCATCACGCGCGGCGCTCTGGAGCGGATGGTCGAGGCGCTCAAGGATGACTGGTACCGCGACGCGGGCGCCCGAAGCGGCATCGCCTGGCCGCTGTTCGAATATCTCCGCGAGGCCAATACCTGGTGGGGCGAGGACATGGTCTTCTGCCGCCGCTGGCGCGAGCTGGGCGGCAAGGTCTACGTCCATCCCGACATCGTGACACACCATATCGGCGCGCATGATTTCTCCGCCTCGCTCGGCGGGTGGCTGTCGTCCATGCCGCGGCATATCGAGGTGGTGGAGGGGGTGCCGGTGGCAAATGAGGCGCGGGAGGCACCGGCGCCCAAGTCGTCGCTCGAGGGCGACGTGCCCGCCACGGGGGTCGATTTCGCGTCGCTGCCGGCGGAGATGAAAGAGGCGATCGCCGCGGCGGCCCTGGCGCCGCCCAAGACCGAACCGCAGGGCTCCGTCTGCGTCGCGCTTCCGACCCGCGGACGGCCGACGATGCTGCTCGAGGCGGTGCGCAAGACGCTCGCGGGCGCTGAGCTGCCATCCACCCATGTCGTAGTCGGCTATGACGGAGATGACCGCGACAGCCGGCGCGCCGCCGATATCCTCTTCGATCAGTACGAGGAGCGCGTCGTTCGCTCGGTGCGCGAGCGAGAAGATAGCCTCGGCGCCAAGTACAATCGTTGCGCTGTCGCGACCTGGGATCCGACGCTGATCATCGGCGGCTGCGACGACACGATCATTCCCACGCCCGGTTGGGATCGCAAGCTTCTGCAGGCCGCTGCGATTTTCCCGGATGGCATCGGCGTGGTCTATTTCGGCGCGATCGAGGGCGTGTTTCAACCCGGACTTGCGATCACCCGCCGGTTGGTCGAGTTGCAGGGCTATTTCGTTACCGACCATTTCCCCTACTGGTGGCACGACACATGGGCGCATGAGATCGGCATGATGATCGGCCGCATCGTGCGAGCCACCGACGTGCAGGTGGAGGCCATCGGTCCGATCAATCAGTCCCGCGGCTGCCGCGATGTGCATTTCTGGGCAACGTTCTTCGACGAGACGCGCTGCCTCCGCCGCGACACTGCGCACAAGATCCTGCAGACCCCGGGCTTTGCCGCCGATCAGGCCATGATCGAGGCGCAGATCGCGCGCTGGCCGGAAATGGAGCGCGAGTTCCGGGAGATGCAGGCAAAGCTTCTCGACCCGAATGGCGCCGCCGAGATCGAGCGCCAGTTCGCCCACGATGCCCCGGCCGATGAGCGCTACCTGCGCATCAAGGCCAAGGCCGAGAAGCTTCTCGCCGATCTTGTCGACACCCGCCGCCGCGTTCCCTTCCGCGAAGCCGCCGAATAGGCGAAAGGAGACAGCCATGCCTCTGCCCGGCACCTCAGGCACTGCGAGCCAGTTTCAGGATCAGGCCGTTCGTTTCGGCGCGCTGGAAAGCGATAACTCGACGGCGAGCGCGACAGCCGGCGCGGCGACGGTCAATGATTACGTCGGTTCGGTCACCTCGGAGACCATCACCACGGCTGCCGGCGCGACCTACACGCTCACCGTGACCAACAGCAGGGTGACGGTCGGCGACATGGTGATCGGCAATATCCGCAACGGCACCAACACCGTGGGCATCCCGGTGCTGTCCTCGCTCGCCGCGGGGGCCGGCACGATCGTCGCCAAGATCGTCAATGCCTCGATCACGACAGCGCTGAGCGGGACCATCGTCACCGACTTCCTGGTGGTCAAGCGCAGCACCAACGCCAGCGTGTAACCGCAGCGCGGACGCGCCACCATGCCCACGGTGCCGATCTCAGACAACACCCTCGGCCAGATGAAGGCCGACATTGCCGACGAACTGGCGCGGTCCGACCTGGCGACGCAGACCGCGGCGGCGATCGAGGTGGCGATCGACTTCTATCGGAATGAGCGGTTCGACTTCAATGAGTCGCGCGACCTGACGTTCTCGACCGTGGCGGGACAGGAATTCTATACCGGGACCGACTTGGCCGCGATCCCGAACATCATGGCATTCGACAATCTCATCCTCTATCTCGGCACAATTCCGTGGCCGCTCTATCGCGACACCAACAACGGAATCGAGGTGTTCAATCAGAACGGCCTCGTGCGCGGACAGCCGACCCGCTACACGATGTACAATAAGCAGATCCGCATCGGCCCGGTTCCGGATACGGTCTACAGCCTGCGCATCACCGGCCAGATCAGCTTTGCTTCACCGGCCGATGACGCCGAGGCTGGCAATCCCTGGATGGTCGATGCCGAGAAGCTGATCCGCTGCCGCGCCAAGTATGAGCTGCTGCAGAACGTGATCAAGGACTACGACGAAGCGAAAATCATGTGGGCGCAGCTGCAGGAGGCGGAGGATAATCTGAAGGGGCGGACCAATCGGCGCCTCGGACGGGGCATGATGCAGCCGGTGGCCTTCTGATGACGCTGATCCCGTTCGGCGAGTTCCGGCCGGATGTCGTGCCCTTCGAAGGCACGAATTCCGAGCGTATCCTCAATGTGGTCCCGCGCGGCGACGGCTATGGGCCATGGTCGGATCTGCTGGTGTGGACGACCGCGCTTCCGGCGGCCTGCCGCGGCGTCTTCTTCGCACGCAACACGGATGGCAGCGTGGCGCTGTTCGCGGCGACCGCAACCAATCTTTACAAGCTCAACAATACGGACTTCACCTGGACCAACGTCTCGCTCGGCGGCGGCCCCTACGCATCCGTCAGCAGCAATGCGCAGTGGCAGTTCGCGCAATTCGGCAATCTGGTGATCGCGACGCAGGCGAATGTTGTCATGCAGGTGTTCGACCTGACATCGTCGAGCGCGTTCGCCAATCTCGCAGGCTCGCCGCCGCAATCGGCCTATATCACCGTCGTCGGCTATTTTCTCGTCGCCTCCGGGCTTCTCTCGCTGCCCTATCGCATTCAATGGTCGGCGCTCGGTGATCCAACGGGATGGACGGCGGGTGTCAACCAGTCGGACTTCCAGGACTTCCCGGACGGCGGGATCGTGCGCGGGGTGGCGGGTGGCGAATACGGCGTGATCTTCCAGGACGAGAGCTACCGGAGTATGGTCTATGCGCCGGGTTCGCCGCTGGTGTTCCAGATCACGCGCCTTGCCGAGGACATGGGGTTGTTCGCCCCTTACGCGATCATCCGCGCGGCGGAGCAGATTTTCTTTCCCGCGCCAAAAGGGTTCCAGTACATCCCGGCGGGCGAGGGAAACATTGCCCAACAGATCGGCAAGGAGCGCGTCGATCGCTTCTTCTTCGGCGATGCCAAGACGCCAGGCGATGTCGATACGTCCAGCCTGCAGCTCATGATCGGGGTTGCCGATCCGCTCGCCCCGCGCGTGTTCTGGTACTACAAATCGCTGGCGGGGCAGGCAGGTCTTTTCGACAGCTGGCTCTGCTACGACTACGAGTTGAAGCGCTGGACCGAAGGCGAGACGACCGGCGAGTATGCGGCGACCTTCGCCAAGCCCGGCCTGACGCTCGAAAACCTCGATCCGATCGCGCCGGGCATCATCACCATCAGCGGCGCGGCCAACAACGGATCGGGCAAGGTCCGGCTGACAATCAGCGGATTGACATCGGGATTGACCAATCTCAACAACGAGAATTCCGTCACTGTCTATGGCGTCACCGGCACGACCGAAGCCAATGGCACCTGGCCGTTCACCATCGTCAATTCGACCCATATCGACCTGACCACGGTGAACTTCGTCAATGCCTATGTCAGTGGTGGGGCGATCGGTGGCGCCATGGATGGGATGATCATTCCATTCGACAGCATCTCGACCGTGTCGCAGCGAGCCATCGGCGCGGTTAGCTCGGGGCATGCGCTCGGCTTCCTCAACGGCGACAATCTCGAAGCCCAGATCGAGACCGCCGATCATGGGACGGAGCAGAATCGGATCTTTGTCTCGGGCATCCGGGTGATCACCGATGCACCAGGGCACGCAGTTTCGCTCGGGGTGCGCGATACCCTGCAGCAGGAGCCGACCTTTCTGACGGAATCAGCCGTCAATACCATCGGCATCTGTCCGCAGCGACGGGATACGCGCTATGCCCGGGCGCGAGTGCGGATCCCGGCCGGGGCGTCCTGGACCTATGCGCTGGGGGTTGAGCCCATCGTGCGACAATCGGGGTCACGCTGATGGTTGCGATTGCGGTTGACTATGACGGCACGTTTTCAGCCATGCCAGAGGTGTGGCGGGAGGTGATCGAATTGTTCCGACGGGCCGGCGCACGAGTGTTCTGCATCTCCTCGCGCTTCCCGAATTTTCCAATTGCGGACTTTCCTGGCGAAGTATTCTACTCCTGCGGAGCACCGAAGTGGGAGTTTGCGCATTCGATTGGTTTACATGTGGACATTTGGGTAGATGACTTCCCCTCGTGCATCGGTGACCATCCGGAGCGCCGCGGCGCCGAGCCTCCGCAAACTGCTCTGCGACGCGATATCGTGAAGCAATTATTTCGGAACATGTCGTTCGAGGAGAACGGGAATATTGTTTTTGGTGCTCCGCGGGATGGCGGAGGCTCCTGATGCGCCCGGTTTCGAGACAGGAAAAGGACCTTGCGAAATTCGCTCAGGGCATGGAGCAGCTGGCTGAGGGGCGTCTAAATTCCGTCGGCACCGTGACGCTGGCCGCCGGGGTCACGACGACAACGGTCAAGTCGCCGACGTGTTCGCCCGGGTCGAATGTCCATCTGACGCCGCAGACAGCCAATGCAGCCGGTGCGCTCGCGACGACGTACTTTCGGCCTGTCGATGTCACATCGGGCCAATTCATCATCACTCATGCCAATGCAGCAACGGTCGATCGCACCTTTGGTTATTCCATCTTGGGACCGGCAGCATGAGCACGACCTTGGTCTGTGTCGAGCCAGCAAAAGCCCCCGAAATCTGGCCGCACGTACGCGACATGCTGGCGCGCGCTTTCTCGATCGGCCGAGCGGACGACACCATCGAGAGCGTGGAATCATCGGTGCTCGCCGGCCGGTCGCTGCTGTGGATCGCCTGGGACAGTGTCGCCAAGGAAATCCTCGCGGCCGCAACTACGATGCTCACGCAAGTGCCGACGGCAAAGGTCTGCATCGTGACATCCTGCGGCGGCCGCTCCAATGAGCAGCAATGGGGGGCGCGCTGGCAGGGGCTGCTCGACGGCATCGAGCGCTATGCCGCCGCTGAGTGCTGCGACGCCATGCGCATCTATGGCCGCCCCGGGTGGCAGCGCGTGCTGAAGGGCTACAGCCAGCCCTGGATCACCCTCGAAAAGAGGCTCGCCCATGCCGGGTGAAAACAAGACCGAGCAGACGCAGCAGCAGCACAGCGTAACGGAGCCGTGGGCGCCGACGCGCGGGCTGCTGGGCGATATTGTCGGGCGGCTCGGCGGCGTCAGCACGGCGCCGACGACAGCGCAGACCAATGCCATCCAGGCGCTGACGCAGGCGACCGGCGAGGTGCCGAACTTCGGTGGTGCCGCAAGCGATGTGGTGCGCGCCGCCTTCGGCACGTCGACTGCGCCGCAGGCCGGCATGCTCAATCAGGGCTATAACCGCTTCGTGGACCAGATCACGCCTTACGCCTCCGGCGCGCGCCTGGATCCGATGGCGAATCCGGAATTCAAGAACGCGCTCGACACCGTCAACCAGGACATCACCAACCAGATCTCGAGCACGTTCGCGGCAGGCGGCCGCCCGGTCGGAAGCAATGCCGCGGGCGCGCAGGCGCTGGCGCGCGGCCTCGCGCAGGGCGAAGGCGGGATGCTGGCGAACCAGTTCAACCAGAACGTCGCGAACCAGTTCAATGCCTCGAATGCGCTCAACGCTGCCGCGGGAACCACCGCAGGCGGTCTGACGCAACAGCAGATGACGCAACTTCAGGCGCGGCAGTCCGGCATCGGCGCGGCCGGCGCAGTCCCCGGGCTTTATACCGCTCCGGCGGCCGGCATGCTCAATGCGGCGCAGACGGGATACAATCTGCCGTTCTCCAATCTGCAGGGCCTCGAAGGCCTGCTCCTTCCGATTGCCGGCCTCGGGGCGGAATCGACCGGCACCGCACAGGGGGAAACGACGCAGAAGCAAAGCCCATGGGGCAACATCATGGGCGGGGCGATGCTCGCCGCAAGCCTCTTCAGCGACGAGAATGTCAAGGAGAACAAGGTGCCCGTGGGCATGCTGTTCGATGGCCAGCCGGTGTGGTCCTACAACTACATCGGCGACCCGACGCCGCGCATCGGCCTCATGGCGCAGGAGGTCGAGGATGTCCGCCCCGACGCGGTGAGCGAGGTCGCCGGCATCAAGGCAGTGCATTACGGCCTTGCGACAGAGACATCCCGCGCCATCGGCGCAGGCATGCTGGCCGATGAATTCGCGATGGCGGCATAGGGGGAGGGCGGCATGGAATTCCTCTCGACACTGGCAGGATTGTTCGGCGGGGGCGGCGGAGCGCCGCTCAGCATGGCGCCGCTCGCGGCCGGTGCTCCGGCATCAATGGAGCTCGGCGCCCCGATGAACATCATGCCCGCGGCTGCGCAGGGTGGCGGCGCGGCGCCGGCGGCCGGCATGCTCAATGGCGCCGCAGGCCCCGCCGGCGGCCGGAGCAACAGTCTCGGGCAGATGGGCATGCAGATGCTCAAGCCGCAGCAGCAGGGCCAACCGCCGGGCCTGCAGATCCAGATGGCGCGGCCGGTTGGCCCGGTGCAGCTCCAGCCGCTCCAGCTCCCCGGCATGCTCAATCAGGCGTACTGACCGATGCCGATGCTCACATTGGAGGACATCCAGGGCGCTGTCAGCGGCTTTCCCGCGCCGCCGTCGCTTGCCGAGCTGTTCCGCGGCGCACGGCCGATGGAGATGACGCTTGCGGATGTGCGGGATGCGGTGCGCGGCTCGGGTGGCGCACCGGCTCCCGCGACCATGCCCAGCGCACCGGCTCCGCGCGTCCCGCCGGCGGCCATTCCAGGTCTATCGCCGGAGACAGCCACCCTGTCGCGCCTGCTCGATCGCGGATTTCCAACGGTGGCCTCCACTGGTGGGGAATCGCCTGTCTTCCGGCCGCCCTCCATCTCGCTCGGAGATGTCCGCGATGCCGTGCGGGGCACGCTGAATGCGCCCCCGCCCGGATCGGTGCCGCAGATGGGGCTGGGCGAGGCGCCGGCGCTGGCGCCGTCTGCGCCGCCTGCTCTTGCCCCTGTCGTGGCTGCTAGTGCGCCAGGCCCTTCCGGACCGATGGCCGCTGCCCCTATGCCGTTCGATGGAGGCTTCCACCTCACTCCGGCCGGAATGCTGAATGGCGGCACTTTGCCTCCGCCGATGGCGGCAGGGGCCCAGCCGCGCCCGCAAGCGGATGCGCGCCCCATCGACGAGATCATGCTGCCATCGAATCCGCAGGCGGACCTGCCCCCGAACGCCCGGCCGGCAGAAGGCACGATCCCGTCGGGTGTCCCCACCCCGGGCGCAGGCGCGGGCTCGACCGTCCCCGATTCATCCCTCCTCGGCCGCCTGCAGTCCGCCGGCTCCGGCATCTCCAACTGGATCGACAATCACCGGCTCACGCTGATGGCGCTTGGCTCCGGCATGATGGGGGCGCAGTCGATTGGCCAAGGGCTTTCCCGCGGCGGCCAGATGGCGCTGCCTGCCATGCAGGCGGATATCCAGCGGACGAACCAGAACGCGACGGCGAACTGGATCGCGCAAAAGATGCCCGGGGTATCGCCGGAGCTCGCGCTTGCCATGGCGACGAACCCGGCAGTCATGCAGCAGATCTTGCCGCGGCTCGTCGGCGCCAAGCAGTGGCAGATGGGCGAGCGGACGGATGTGCTCGGGCAGAAGAAGCCGTTCCTGTACGACCCGGTGAGCGGCGAGACCAAGGATCTCGATTTCTCCGGGGCCGGTGGTGCGGGAGGCGGTGCGGCATCGCCGGGAGGCGGGGGCACGCCAGGCCAGATGACGCTGAGCAATCTCGATCTCTCCAGGATCGACCCGAACATCAAGGGCTGGGATTACCTCAAACAATATCCGCAGGAGGTCCAGGACGCCGCGAAAGCCTACATGAGCGGCGGCGTCATGCCGTCAGGTAATCCGCGCATGAACGGCGTCGCCTCCATCGCCAAAATGGCGGCGCAGAAGGTGGCGATCGACATCGGCCAGCCCACCCTCGCCGATGACATCAACTATGCCGAGCGGCGCAAGATGCGGACGGATCTTGCATCCTCCGGCGCCAATACGACCGGCGGCATCCTCTCTAACGGCAAGAGCGCGTTCGAGCATCTTGCCACGCTGTCCGACAATCTCGCCAAGCTTGGCAACTACAGCGGGCCGAATGTCCCCGGCGGAGCGCATGTCGGCGCGGTGGGGAATTTCGTGGGCAATGTCGTGGCGCCGACGCCGGATACCGCGGCGAAGATTGCGGCCGTGAACGACAACGCGCTCAAATATGGTCAGGAAGCCACCAAATTCTACGCCGGATCCGGCGGTGGCGAGGGCGAGCGCATGGCCGCGATCAAGGCCATGGATCCGAAAAAGACGAGCGGCGCTGAACAGGCCGCCTTCCTCGCGACTGAGAAAGAGCTGATGCTCGGCCGCCTCAAGCAGAAGGAAGCGCAGGTGCGCGATGTGATGGGCGAACAGTATCTCGCCGAGCATCCGGTCATGACCAAGGACCTGCAGGAAACGCTGGCCAAGATCGACGCCAACATCGCGCGACTGCGCGGCGAGGCGCCGGCCGGGCATGCAGCTCCCGCGGGCGGCGCGCCAGCAGCACCAGCGGCCGTACCCGAACCCGGCCACTACAACTATGATCCCGCCACCGGTCGCATGGTGAAACAGTAATGGCCATCACCGTCAGCGGCCCGGATGGAGCGACCTTCAGCTTCCCGGATGGGATGCCGATGGATCAGATCACGTCGGCGCTGCAGACCCACTATGGGGCGCCGAAGGCCGCGCCGGCATCGCAGATCTCGGCGACCGACCTCGCGCGCTCGGCCGCGGGCGGCGTGCCGATCATCGGCGGGCTGCTCAACAAGGCCAACGCGGCGACCTATGCCGCGCTCGCGCCACTCTATGAGAAGGTCGCGCCAGAGACGGCGGCCGCCGACACGACCATCTCGCATGCG